TGAAGGACTATAATTTTGAATTTATAAAATTAGAATCCGAAGAATATGATAAAAGACAGGTTGGCGAAACTTTATTCAAATTAATTTATGAAGAACTGGCCAAATACGACCCATGGGAGCAATTGGAAATGGAAGAATGTTTCATGTATAGAAATGAATATACTGTGTCGACCGTTTTAACGAAATATATGAAGCCGGTTGTAATGGGCCTCACGATTTTGTTAAGTGGTATTTCATTATATAAAATGCTTTCATCATTTGGACGAGATAAAGAGAAAAAAGAGGAGAAAGTGGATAGTAAACATTTGGCGAAGGAACTTCAACAGAAGCTAGTAGATATGAAAACTCAGGGTGCAAACATGAGTAGTGAGTCTCTAGTGAGCTTTTTATCCTCTAAACTTAAAAAGAATACACTACGCTATTGTTATGTAACTAAAGATGATGATGTTGAGTATGAACATTATTTAGGGTATTGTATGATACCTAAAACTAATGTGGTAATATTTCCCTATCATTTTTTGAAAAATACACTGGCTAATCCAGATGCTTATAAAATAAGGTGTTATTTTATTAGTTTAAATCCTCTTGAAAATGATAAAAAGGCCTTTGAAATTCATAGATCAGAATTCGCGACGTGGAAACAATATCATCGATCGTATGAAACGAAATTGCTTCCTACTGATTTGGTTATAGCGAGTATAATTACAGGGGATGTAAGGGATGTCACAAATCAATTCTTTACAAATTCTGAGTTATCCAAGGGTTTCAATAATTTATCAACTGCTAATTCGATGCATCTAGTCGTGAAGCCTATAGGGCAGAATTATGGGGTTCAATTCATGACTGTTGGTAATTTTAATAGTTATGTCGACAGTTGGTCTTACGGAAATCCTAATGTGGCGTATTCTCATCTTATTTTATATAATATGCCGACAAAATTCGGAGATTGCGGAGGATGTGTTATAGTTAACTGCAATGAGGGATTTAAGATAATAGGATCACACACAGCAGGTGATAATTCTTCACGTGCGATGTGTGCCATTGTGACGCAAGAAGATATAAACTCTATTGTGAATAAGTACAACAACCATTGTGTTCCAACAGAAATAATTGCAAAGTCCGGTCTCATTCAAAAACAAAATAACTATTTAAATGCTCAGAGTGGTATTTCCAGATATCCGGTTGATGTAGTTCCTAAACTTGATTACACCATTCAGAAATTTCCAGCGCGTTTGAGTCCTTGGATAGACGATGATGGACAAAAACGTTCACCAATGAAAGAAGCACAGGCTAGATACCAAGAATGCCCAATTAATTATTCTCTGAATGTAGTTGATAGTGAGTTCTTTAAAGATGTTGCTGGGAAAATAGTACCTTTAAATTCTGAACATAAGATGTACGACAGAATCTGGACTTTCGAGGAAGCAGTTCTTGGGAAACCTGGAATTAAGTTTTTTGACAGTCTTAATCGGTCTACTTCTTCTGGACTAAAATATGCCAAAGTGAGCCCAAAAGGCAAATTTGGCTTTTTTGGTGATGGTGATCAATTTAATTTGGATAATTCAGCATGTGAGAACTTGAGAGCGGACGTTGACAATATCATTAAAAATGCAAAAGATGGGATTCGCCTAAAACATATTTTCAAAGATTGTTTGAAGGATGAACTATTGAGTGCAGCAAAAGTTAGGATTGGCAAGACCAGGTTGTTTAATACTGGCCCTCTCGATTACCAAGTAACGTATAAGATGTACTGTGGGGCTTTTGTTAAAGCCGTACAGGATAACATGTTCAGAATTGGAATATCTATAGGTATAAATCCTTATTCTGATTGGGATTTATTGTATCGCAAATTAACTAGTCGTTTTGAATATGCTTTTGCGGGCGATTTTACTGGTTGGGACATGAAACTCACACCACAGTTTTTCTTGGGTGTTTTAGAAATCATGAACCTATGGTATAGACATAGAGGTGGCTCAGTAGAAGACGATAAAATAAGATCTATCTTATTCGCTGAAGTCTACAATAGTTTGCATCAAGGGCTAGATGGCATATATTACTGGTTTACTGGTAATAGTTCAGGTCATGCAGCAACAGCGATGAACAATAGTCTTTATAATCTCCTACTTTTTGCCTATTGTGCAAGAGAGCTAACTAATAAGAGTCTCTATGATATTTCTGATTTTGCCATTTATGGTGATGACAATTTATTTGTCACTAATGAATTGTCATTTAATTTGAAAAATTGTAGTACTCTCTTAGAACGTTTTGGAATGCTTTATGGCACGGACACTAAAGACGGTACTAGTTATGAATTTAAGAGTCTCTATGATTGTTCATTCTTAAAACGAAAATTTGTGAATGATGATTCCACAATATTGGCACCACTGGATATACACTCAGTTTTAACGTGTTTGTTTTATAAAAAAACAAAAACTGAAACTGAAGGTGAAAGGCTTCTCAAATATTTTAGACAATGTTGTGAGCTCAGTTTACATGATAAGAGCACTTTTGATAAATATTTTCCACCAATATGGTATATAGTAAAAGACTTTAGTTGGATTAAGCAAAAATACCCAGATTTGTATTTGACTGAACAAAAACAAATATTTTTGCAAAATCTTACCCGAGGATTTGAATATTACTAATTCACCACCCTGGTGTAAACTGGAATAGCTTTATTACTAAAGACGAGTGTATTGTAGTGAACACTTTGAAGAAAACTACAGAACAATAGCCTTATTGTATAAGGATGACCATATGATAGTGAATGGTTTAAAGAGAACTATCAAAGAGATTCTTAACTCTCAAACATAAGACGGTCTTATCGTGGTAAAAGACTTGAAGGAAACCACCGGTTTATATATACGCATGCTTCTTATAAAAATAACTGAAGTAAAGAAGAGAAGTGTGGACAGGAACACCAAGCCTTGTCTATTTAGACTTACGTTCCAGGATGGGCGCGTGGCAATCCCACAAAAATCCAGGAAGCTTCAGTTGCGCTTCTAGTTGACGTCGATTAGAGGTTAAGAATATGACGTGCTCAAATCAACTATGAAAACAACAATACTAGTGACGATGCTACCACTAGTTTTTCCAGCCAATTAAACTCATTTGAATTTAGTGTTAAAGAAGTAGCAGATCCTTTGAATAGTTATTCAATGGGTGTTGAAAATGAAGAGTTGAAACAGTTTCTTAAAAAACCAATTATTATTGGAAGTGGAGTGATCTCGGATACAGCTTCTGTTGGACAGACTTTATTTAAATATCATATGAAAACTTCAACTTTATTCCCAGCTGGCGGAATTTGGCATCAGAAGATGCAAGGATATTATGGTATTTCAGGTGATATTCGCATTAGATTACAAGTGAATGCTAATCCATTCCAGTGTGGTATGCTTAGATTATGTTATATACCCTGTGAAC